GTGGCAGCGGCGGTTCTATATAATTGATCTTCTTCTTCTTTCTTTTTTGCTGTTGAATCATCTGTTTCGTCATTTTCTTTCTTTTTCACACCAAGTAAATTTTCTCGTTTTTGCCGTAACATATCTAATACTGCTGCTACTTCTTTCGTTGATCCAATTAACAATGCATTTGTTTCTATTTCTAATATAGTTGCATCAATATTTTTTATTTGTGCAAGCGCTGTTTTTTCTAATAATTCACTAAATGTTTTTTGAGCTAATTCTAAATCAGGATTAAGATTCTTTCTGCGCTCAAGTTCTGCATTTATTGCTTTAATTCTTTCCTCGAATACTTGTGCATTAACATTAGTTGCCACTTGAGTAGTATTAAATTCATCTTCTTTTACTTTTAATTGGTCAAGAAGATTAGTGCCTTGTAGTATTGTAACACCATTTTTAGACAAAATATCATTAAAACCATTAAAGTTTTCACTAATTTTTATTGTGCCATCTGCCAATACATCTTGTGCTGGTCCTAAAATTTTAATACTATCACCAAAACTAATTGTTGATTCTGCTGCTTCTTCAATTGGTTTTTTAGAATCTGCCATTTGTTTATTTAATGTGGCTAACTCTGCTTCCAATTGTTTAACTGTTAGTGTTTCAATTTTAATACCAAAAGCATCAATTGTATCACCAAACACATCAAAATCAGCGCGACCATTTTTTACAAATGTCAAAAATCTATCTGTTTCACTAGCAAATTGACCTAATCCAATTGTTGCGCTTTTTAAAGCAGGCATAAAAATATTACCAATATTAGCAGCAAGCCTGGTAACAGCATCAGTCATATTACTGAATGCACCAGTAAATGTTTTTGACATTCTATTTGTACTGCCGGCAATACCAGCAGCAGGATCAATTAATGCGTTTTCTAATGCTTCTCTAAACTCAGGTAATGTGACTTTACTTAAATCATCAATATTATTAAATGATTTAACAAGATTAAGTATACCACGTTCTCTTAAAATATCAGCAGCGCCTGCACCACCAGCAAAAGCGCGACCAAGTGAGTTAGCAGCTTCTGTTGCAGTTGTACCCATGAATGCAGCAAGATCAGTTACTGGCTTAATCATACCCTCTGCATCAGCTCCGAATGCTTTTAACTGCGCACCAGCTTCTACAACATCTTGAAGGCTGAACGGCGTAGTTGCAGCAACTGCATTAAAGTTTTTAAATGCACGCTCTGCGCGCTCTGCTGAACCCATTAATCCAGTTAAACGAGTCTTTACATCTTCAAAACCTGATGATGCATCAATAAATTTCTTAAAAGTAACCGCAGCAGTACCAAAAGCAAAACTTACAAGCAGTAAATTATTACGCAAGCCTGACATATTGCGCCTAAACGTAGCAGCCATACCACTACCTCTGTTAGCTTCGCGTGAAAATGCTCTTGTTGATTTAGTAACTTGCTCTAAAGATTTGTTCGCACCTTTAAATCCTTTAGTGCGTATTTCAATTATAAATTTTTCAGCTGCCATCTTTTTCCATTCGTTGAATTGCTAAGTACTCTTCATCAATAGCAGCAAAAAGCGACATACGTTCGCATAGTGCATTATCTAATGATTCATATAAAGCTATATTAAAGCGCTTGTGCAGTAGATACTCTTCTAATAGTGCAATAACATCATTGTCATAAAAAAAGGTCGAATCTGCGCAATGTAGCATGTTATAATATAATTGTTGCCCGGGTGTAAATTTGCCAGTTTGGTCTTCTGCAAGTACGCGATCAATCTCATTCCATACTTCTTCTTTTGTGTATGTAATGGATTTTTTTAATGTGGGCGATTTAGCGCGATATGGAAAAACTAAGTTACGTGTTGGTACACTATGATAATTCATCCACATCGCAACGCGTACTTTTAGCTCTTTTTTTTGGGTGGATTCTTATACCTTGTATAGATTTCACTTAATACTGTATCAATCTCTGCATCATCTAAATGCCCTAATGATTCTTCAGCATTAACAAAAGCATATGACATAATAAATTCCATTACATCATAATACTTATTTAAGTCTATTTGCCCATCAGCTCCTAATGCGCCAATTTCTAAACGGTGTAATTCTCTACGCTTCTTGAATGTTAATTCACGGCATTCAAAATCACCATGTTTTGTTTTTACGGTCATACAACCTCACTGTTTGTATTAACCCAGGTCTAACTATCACCAGCAGCACCTGAAAATTCAAAAATCTTAGATGTTGTAGCACCAGTATATGTAGCTCTAAAAGGAATAACTTGCTTAAAGCCATCATCATCAAAGCTTATTGATGCTGCATCAATTAAACATGTTGGTGCTGATAGTTGATATATAATTGCGCTTGAATCGTTTTTAGTATTTATTGCTAATGCAAATGAAGTATTTTCTGCTATAGCCGAAATGGATTCAGCGTCACGTTTTACTGTTAAAGAACCAGTAACCTCATAACCACCAAGAGAATAACCCATTGGTTTAAAATCGTTTGATGAATCAAATCCAATTCTAGTAACTGGCCTAGCAATATTTATTTCAAAGTTATACATAAGTAAATCTTCAGCGCTACCACCACTAGGTGTTACTTTTGTATCTACTAAATCATGCATGTTAAAGATTGTTTGTTGAGCAGATACTGCTGTAATACTGCTATAACTTAAACCAGTATTGCCAGTTGGTAAGTAAGCAGTTTGAAATACTGCGGTACACATAACCACACCGCCATTACCACCAATATCACCCGAAAATGTCATTGAATTTACCATGCAACTTCTAAACACCATGTCATTTGTCGCATCATGCGCAGAATCGCGAAAGATTAAACTGACTGGGATTGCATTAGATGCTCCATCTTCAAATAGCATTGTAGTTGGCATTGAACCAAGTAAAGATGATAAACCACCACTTGCACCATCTTCATATAAGTTTAAAAGAACACGCTTTGTTGCTGCATCAGTACACATAAATGTCACCGATACTTCATACATGCGATCATGTCTTTGTGCGCGGACCATATCGTCACTTTGCGTTAGGCCACCACCCACTCTAAATGGAGCAATGCTTAATGTTTGACCACCAGCACCAAGTTCTGAAAAACTAAAATCAGTAGCTGGAAGCTCAGTAAGCGCAGCACCAGCAACCGCTGCTGTACCCATTGTTACTTCTGTACCAATATATACATTGGTATTATTTTTTAATTGAAATTTTGCACTTTTTGCCATTACTCAGCTCCTTTGCCTTTTGAGACATCTTTAACTTCTTCTAAATGTTTTTGCATATCTTTTGATAATTTGCCATTATATTCAATTTCTTGACCATCAAGCAACCATAAATGCTTTGATGCCATACCCAACGACATAAAGTTGTTTGCTGCATCAAGACTTTTATAAGATTCTTTTGCTTTATATTTCATACTAGCTCCAATGTTTGACATGTAAATGAAGTAATAGCTCTTAATAGCTCATTATTATCTTCATCTCTTTCGTAGGCAATGCTTTCTACACTACCATTAAAATATTTTGTTGTTCCACTTACGGCATAATTTTTATTATTGTACAGTAATCTTTTTAATCTTTCAGCAACATTGCTTACTTGACTAATGCTATTTTTTGTGTAATTACCGGAACTTTGTAGCTCATAGCTAATAGATACTTCAACATTTCTTGTTTGTCCACTTGCTAATAGCTCTTCAAGTTCATCATTTACTGGCGTTATCAAAAAACTTTGATTGCCCTCATGGGCATCATAATTGATCGGTATTGAGAACTCATTAGCAATAATGCTAGATAAGCTCTCAATAACCCGGTCATAAATAACATTTTCGTAAGAAATTGCCATCTATATTAACGGCGCTTAGATGACATCTTGCGCTTTTTCATTTTACTTTTCTTGAGCTTTTTCTTTTTTTTGCCCATTTTACCGTATCCTTTACCCATTGGCATAGTGTACTCCTTATCTGTAGATTTGTCCTGATTTAATTGTACCAACCGGCAGTTCGTCACTTTGAAAGATGATGGACCACTCATCATTAGCAACATAAACTCCAGCTTGAAATCTTATCCTTGCTCCATAAGCAAGTGACTGGTAATTACCATTTACTTGCTCTGCATCCACCACTTTATGCATACGTATGCCACTATCATTTTTTACATAGACATCATACTTTACTGGACTACTTGTTCCAAGCGCAAACGTACCACCAGTGGATATAACAATCCTGACCTCATCGTAGTCAACATTAGGCGGTTGATTTATTTTAATATCCTCGATATATCCAGTTGTTGAGCCATTAAGGCTAATCTCTTGTATAACGCCTTTTTCTGACGCAAACGAAGTCTCATTAGACATTACATATTCACGGCGCTTAAGCTTATCTAAAAGGCCATCACCATCAGGACTAATTGCCATTGCCTCTATAACATCTGCTTTTTCCGGATCGCTACTTCTTACCAGGTCGGCGCAGGCGAGAATGGCGTTTATACGAACAATTATGAAATCATAATTACGCTCGCTTGCGCCTTGGTATGTGGTATTTGCACGCTTATAAATTGGTCTATCTAAATAAGAGCGCATTAAATCTGCTTGCTCTTTACATACAGTACTTTTAAGTGTATCCCAGTCTTGCCCTGATTCAAACACTGCACTATTAAGTGCAGATACAGAGCTAGATGCTAAAAAGAATTGAAATGAGTCTGTACTGCTAGAATAATTATATTCATTATCGGCGTTAGGCGTATCAGTAACAACAGTCATTTCTACGCCATCTTTATATAGCTGACCAATAAAACCAGTATTATTAAGTTGATATAAATTACTAGTATCTGTGGTCGTAAAGTTGGGCGCTAATACGCGCTTACGATCATATTTATCAATGTCGCTTACGACACTTTGTAGGTCTGTAGTGTTATTACAGAATGCTGAATATATACTACTCATGCTACGGCTATATCCTCAATGTTAGGAAGTAATGTTACGTTTGGTATCTCTGCTGTTGCTATTAAAGCAAGAATTAGAGCTAGTGATTCGCCCTGAGTATTGTAATCTCTGCGTATCTGTTTTTCTAACTCCTTTAACTGAGCCATTACTTCAATAATGTTTTCAATTTTTTGTATTTCATTATCCATATGCTTCTACTATCTTGATGAAATGGTCTACAGTGCCTTTGCCACGTGCAGTGTTATAATATTGCTTCCATTGACGAGCCTGCTCTTTAATTGTTTTAGGCAATTTCTGAGGCACTCTGCGCCAATGCAGTCTGCAAAAAGCTATTTGTGCCTTAACGTTATAAGTTAATATCTTGCGCCAAGCATCTTCATTTGGACTTGTAAAGTAGCGCCAGTCTAACATGCAAGCAGTAGCTACTTCACGCATTAGGTCTTCTCTATAAGCAAGATAGTTCTTACATATATCTACCGCATTGTGTGGCTCACACTGAAAAAAACCGCGAGCCACATTAGAACCGCCAACCTGGTATAGATATTGATACTTTGATTCTACTAAGCCAGTATTATAAACAAGCGACACCGCTTCTTTACTATGTAAGCCTATGTCATGCAAAGTCTCATCTATGAGGTTAATTAGCTGGTCTTTATTTACCACCAGCAAGTCCGTATACAATATCAGTAATAAGATCTGCTACGCCACGAAAAAATTCTTTTTCACGGTCATCTTTGACAAATGGAATATTTACTGCTTTATCCATTTTCTCTGCAAGCTCTTCTTCAAAGTCTTCACTTTGTATCCATGAGAGCATTTCGCTTTTTACACTGTCGGCTTGTTGCTCTGCCATAGCGAGTAACATCTTTTTAATATCCATGCTATTTTCTTTCCTTTAGTATTTGTTTTATTTCAGCTATGTCTTCCATGATGACATCTAGCTTGTAGGTTAGCAAATTTCTGTCTGACTGGTATTGACGATTGTCAACTTTGAGTTCTAATTCTTTTTTAATGCTGCTTACATCTGCTTTCATAAAACCAAAAGCAAGAGTCATAGACGCAATAAGCACAACTATTGTAACAACATTCTCTAGTGATATATTTGTATTCAACTTCATATTACCAGTTTTTACACGACCAGTATCGAGCCGTTAACTTATTTTTAGCAGTAGAGCATTTATGCCTTGCCCTAAAAGATTTACGCCTAGCAGGACTACTTTTTTTAATGCGCATGTTTGGATCGCCAAAACGTATTAAGCGAACCTTATTACCACTTTTAGCAAGAACTGCAAACTTCTTACTTTTACCACTAGTACGCTTTGGCTTGTTATAGCCACTAAACTTTTCTCCGCGATATGTAATCATTTTGAACCACCATTGTTTTTGCCTTGCAAGTATGCAATGCTTTTACTTAAATCTTCTAAGTTTTCATCTTGTCTATCAAACTTGCGATCAATCTTGTCATTCATTGTTTCTTTAAATGAATTAACAGAATCAATTAGTTTAATTGAGATGCTTTGCGTATTTGATAGCTCCGCACTCATTTTGCTTAAGTCAGCACGTATAGATTCTAAGTCCTCGGTTTGATCTTTTTGACTACTTACTAAGTTCATAAGCAAGTAACCGAATAAAATACATATCATCCCAGCCGAGCCTATGGTCATGTATAGTTCCGCAAGTTCAGTCATTCTTCTTCCTCACATTTTTTGCACACACCATTAAAAGCTTTATCTACTTTTGCTCCGCAATAAATGCACTTAAATGGTATCTGTGGCATTATTTACGTTTCTTTTTCTTTTTAGCAGCAGATTGTTTGAATGCTTGCGCTGATGGCGCACCTTTTGAACCTGGTTTGCGCATTCTTTCACCACTACCTCGTTTAATTCTTTTTCTTTTAGCGTGGATGTTTGCCCACAATCCAGCACGTTTTTTCTTTCTAGCCATTTTTTACTCTTCGCAGCTCTCTGTTAATAAAATAGTTATGATTAAAGTCATCTTCTGTTAGTTCTACTTTCGTTTCTGTTTTCCAAAAATGTTTAATGGATTTATATCTAGCGATTTTTTGTACCATGCTTCAATCTCTTTCATCTCAGCATCATGTATTGCTGCGAGTTCAATAACTCTTTCGTTAATGTCTCGTATTGACTCTTCAGCAAGTCGTAATCTTTGTTCATACTTGAAAATGATGCCGCCCAAACATATACACGCCACAACAATATTCCTGATCCAAGCCAAATTAATTGAAATAATTGCATTGTCCGATACAGTTCTAATGTTTGCGGAACGATACGTTTTTTCTTCACTCATACCTCTGTCGCTACACCATTAACAAGCGTATGCTTACCAATCTTGATTGGGCCAATAGTATCGCTATAATGTTTTTTGCACTCTGCATCATAAGCGGATTGAGCGGTAAGCCAAGAGTCTGTCCTCTTAACTACCGCCCCATCACTTGTCACTACAAAAGACTTATTCTGAGCATCAAAAGAGATAGTCTCATCTGCACTAAACTTGTAAGAAACATTTTCTTTAGTTCGTGGTTTAAAGATGTATATCTTTTTGCCTTTTGATGATCTGCGAACAAGCATTACTCTTCTTCTTTATCCTCAGATTCGAGCGATTCCTGTAAGCGCAAAATAAACGCCTCTTTACCAACTGTCAATTGGTCCATGTTAAATGCCATGCTACCCATCTTGTTTTCAAGATCGGCAATATGATTTACCATAACCTTTTGTTCGTCAGTTAGTTCATCCATAGAATACTCTTTGTCGAAGAGATTTAGCTTCTGCGGCTCTTGTTTTTTTTCTTTAGCCATTATGTTACCTTATGTGCTATAAGTGACCAGGTTGATTAAAGTGCTTTTAAATCTTTTTCTAGTTCTTCCCAATCAGCTTGTTCAGACTGAGCTTCAGATGCTCTATCTTTACAAGATTGGATTTCTCTAGCAACTTGCTCTAAGCTATAAGATTGAACTGAGTCATCTAGTGCTTTACCGCTACTAGCATCCCATTGCTTTCTAACTAGTTGTAATTCATCATGTGATTGCTCTGCTTGTGCTTGTCTAACAACATTTCCATCGTCATCCTTGACTTCAGAAACCGCTTTAGAATCAACAACTTTAGCTTTCTTTACAGACCAGCTTTTAGCAGACTTCATTGCTTTATAGTTTTTCATTTACTTGTCCTCTAATTGTTGTTTGAGTTGTTTTACTTCAGCAGATAACTCTTGAACTGCTTTGACTAAAATTGGTACTAAGTTTCCATCAGCAACTGTTTGTGTGCCATCATCTTTTAACTTCCACATTTTAAAACCATCTTCTAATTCATCGTGATTATCTATTACTTCTTTGACTTCTTGAGCAATAAATCCATGCAATCTTTCACCATATTCAGTTCCTAATACTGGTTCATCTGAATCTTTATATTGTGGTAAATTTTTTTGTACATCTTTAGCTTTTTTCCAATTATATGTAACTGGTCTTAAATCATTTATCACATCTAAACCAGCAGATGATGACTCGATATTTTCTTTTAATCTTTCATCTGAACTAGCAGCTGCCCAACTTGTATCTGAACCATCTAATCCTAATGATGCAGTATTAGCATCTATTCCTATTGTAACTATATTGTCACCAGTGCAAGCAACTCCCTTTCCTATAGCTATTTGTCCAGTTGCAGCTGCTGTACTTACATCAGTGGTGCTACCAAGTAAGGTGTTATTGTTCCCATCGTCAATAGTAGTACCAGATAAATATCCAATACAGGTATTATCATCTTCATCTCCATCAGCATTATTAAGACTATGCCTACCTAAACAAGTATTCTTTTCTCCTGTTAAAAGCTCATCTGCTGAAGAATACCCTACAAAAGTGTTATTTCCTCCAGTCGTCAATGATTTTCCAGCACCATAACCAATGG